CCAATAATGCCCTCCATCGGGAAGGTGGCGATGCCAGCCTTGGATGCCAGAATGGCGCCCATGACCAAACAGGTGCAGCCTGAAATCCAGAAACGCTCATCATCAATAAACCCGAACTCGGCTTTGACGTTCTTGCGAATTTTCTTGTACAGGGCAGGTAACTCATCAGCGTGGTCTACTAGATACTGCGCATAGACATGGCCTGCTACGCCGTAGGTGTCGCTTAGCATCTCCAAAACTTCTAGCTCATGGGGATCCCATGAAAGCTTTTTCTCAAGCGTCAGTTCAAGCACCCGCCGTGTCTCGCCCTCAGATGAGTGCTTACGCGCGCCGGTCAGGTAGTCCATTACGTGCGTGTTTGAAGATAGCAGGCACATCGTGTGCCAGTAGGTTTTGTTTTCCCGCTCTTTGTCTGCACCGGACTCCATACGGGTCTTGCCGATACCCTCAGACAAGTCAAAGATAAACTTGGCTACCCATTCAAAGTCGTCCCGGTTCTTGGATGTGATCTCGTCAGAGATCAGCGGCAGGCTAAACAACATACCCGTACGCTGTTTCATGGCTACATCTGATGTGGCGTTGCTTAGCCGGTATCTGCTTGGATGACCCCAGACCGAACCAGCCAGTTCAAGACTTAGGGTTTTCCCTGTACCAGTTGCCGTCGAGCCAAGGTGAAAGGTGATGCCTGCAAATTTTGAAAACCGCATCAACGGCGCACCAAAACCCACCAAGCAGAATGTCAACATCTCGTATAGCTTTTTGGCGGTCAGCATGTTGATGATGTTCTGCCAATTTTTAAGCTGTCCGGTAGGTTCGCAAGCATTGTTGATGTTGACCAGCCCCCGCATGGGGATGTGTAGGGGTTCCAAGCCGGGGCGATATATACGCTCGTTAAACACAAATGTGCCGTCCGGTTGCCAGCCGTAATGGTCAGGCACGATGACCGCCCGCTTACTGACAGACGCTTCCTCAACGGATGCCCGCACGTAGTCAAATAGGTTCTTGTCGTTGCCCTGCCCGTAGCTGGCGATGATGTTCTGCTCGGCTAGGCACTTGACCGTTTCTACGCTCGAAACCACCACTTTCTGGGGCAGCATAACTTCGGCTACACCCTCTGGGCGCAGGGCCAGCATGTGTACGATGTGCTCGTTTTCTAACCTCAGTATGTTTACTACAAACAAACTAAAGGGAAGCACCATGACCTGCTTGCTGACCTCATTTCCGTCCGCATCTTCGGTCTTGGTTTCTTTAAAGATTGCCCCGTTTTTGCCGTAGGAAAATCCTCGTGGAGCCGCTGGGCGTTGCAGGGTGATGGTTGGGGCCTCGACTGCCTCAGACTCGGCTGTGGGGACTGGCGTTTGCGGCTCAATGACGATCTCTTTGGCCTCGGTTTCTACCGCCATCTTGCGGCCCAAAGCCAACGGGTTGGTGATCTTGCCAAAGTGGGGACAGTTAGTACAAACCCCAGGGTTGTCGGAATCGAACTTTAGACAGGGGTATGGCCCTTTAATCTCGCGCAGTTTCTGAGCCATCCGATCCGGCTCGTATGGGTGTAGCTCTGACAGCCGAACAGCCCATTTGCCACCATCTTCGCACTTCTGAGTTAACGACAACAGCCCTCGCCAAAGCGGTTCCATCCCGTCATCAGCGGCGTTTTCAAGGTAGTAGGCTAACTGACCGCACCCTGTGCCTGCTCGGGTGCGCTTAAAGATTTCTTGGAAAGATGTTTCGCTGTTCTCAATCAGTTTGAGTTGCGTAGTGCTGGCGGCTTTTGGTCTGGTGCCGGGGAGATTGGCTACTGTGGATTCGTAGGTGGGTGCCTTTAGCTTGGACTTGATGAAGCTGTCGATGGCAAAGAGGCTGAATTTTGTATCAGAGGCCGTTAGGATTTTTACTTCACGCGGTTCTTTTTCTTTGAAATTGAAAGTACCCGGCACACGAAGCACACGCGCTGCATCCGCAGGCACGTTGTAATCAATATGTAGTTCTTCTTGGTTACATAACCGCTTGAAGTTCTCAGCAACAGGTTTCCACTGAGCAATCTCAACATCTTCATCGAACGGCCAGTAGATATGAAAGCCACCACCTGATGACACAACTATGGGCTGACCCAGCTTATCCATGCCCGTATCGACCATGAACTTTTGAAAAGCATCTGCGGCTAACTTCTTATCAGCATACTTCTTCTTGCCGTTTTTGCTTTCGCCAATATCCAAATCCATGAACAGCGACTTGACCATCTTGGCGTTTTCAGCCGTGCGATTACCCGCCGTGGCAAAGCATGCCAGCGCAAAGTACGCATCTTTTTTATCTGCTGCAAGTTTGTTTGCCGCAGCAAACACTTCGTCAAACGAGTTGACGAATATGTGTTCCTTCTTTTGAGTCGTAAACTCAGCTACACAGTAGACACCAGAAGAAGGAAGTACCGCCGCTAGAAAATCTAACGGTTGCATTCACATCCCCTTTTAATTGTCTATTGCGTTCAGTTCGTGCTGAAGTTTTTTTATCTGCTCAAGAGCATCTTCAAGTTCATCGCATCGGTTTTCAAGACGACGTAACAGTTCACGTTGGGCGTCTACAGGGAGAGGTTCTTCATCCAACCACAGCCCACCGTACTTAATAAGTTCACGATCAGTTAAAGCTTGAGGTTGAAATTTGTACATAAAATTCTCCACGCATCATCCGTTTGTGATGTTTTTTGCAGCACAACAATCACCTGCTCAACGCGATCTTTATAAGATGGCGCGACTTCAGTGACTCCTGTGAACCAGTTGTAGACTGTCTGGCGACTAGCGCCAACAATCTCAGCGATACGTTTCATAGAAACGTCCCTGCGCACTGACCACTTGCCTAGTTCTGTACCAAGCGAAATGGGTGCGTCATTGATCTTCTCAATTATTTTTTGTGAATAGGGCATAGGTGTGGTGGGTACTAGCGGTTGTGTACAACAACCAAATCTCAGCGTTGCCGGAATCCGTTGTTACCGCGTTCCCCGCTATATAGGTTAATCGTCGGTGTCCCACTCATCAACTGATACGGAGATTTTTTTCTTGCCTGCTGGGGCAGGGGGTTCTTTCTCCTTGCGGACTTCGGGTTCATCGACCTCTTCCTCCACAGGCTCAGCTTTGGCTTTAGCCTTGGGGGGTTTACCTTCAATAGCTATTGGTTTGACACCATCGGTCTGAGAGACCGTCATGGTGATAGCCTTGATTGCTTCGGCTGACTGTCCCTTTTGTGCACAAGTTTGGTGCTCGTCATCAGTTAGCCAGCGCATAGGTTTGAAGAACAGCTTCGGTGCCTCAGACTTGGTATCGAATTTCATCCGAGTTACCACCATGTCAGGGCTAATTGACTGCGCTGTCAGGTAGCGTGCGTATGCTTGGAGCGGACGATTATCGTTGTCCTCTTTACCAAAGATGCTAGTAGCAGGCAGCGTAAGCTGAAGCACATCACCGTCAACATCGTTTGCCAAAACAACAGCAAGCCGCTGAGAGAAACGGCAGGCGCGAGACTCACCATTACCCGAACCTTTGATGTTGTTGGGGCATGCAGCACATGTGAGTGCGGGGGGATTATCTACCTTGGCATCGGGCTTCTCGCCGTCTGCTGACCAGCACCGTGGGGGCGCAGGGTTGTCTGCGTTGTAGGTTGAGTCATAAAAAGTACGGCCAACTTTAGATGCAGCGTTGACAATAACTACGTCGAGAAACCGCTCATCAATCGCACCAACTTCTTTGCCGTCATAAATTAAACGGAACACACCGCCTTTGATGGAGATACGTTTACCCGTTTGACCACTACCGCCACCACCAGCAAGTGCTTTAGCTACGGCTGATAACTCGCCCTTCTTCGCAAACGCCGGGACTTGCGATGGGTTAAATGCAACTACGTTACTCATTTACTTCTCCTTTACTTCGAGGGTTTGCGGACTGTAACTGCGTACTCTGTGCTTGCGTCTAGTCCGGGGGGCACAAGCGTTGGGTTCTCTTCCAAGAACTGTTTCATATTTGATTGAGCGATGCGCCGCTCAAGCAACTCTACGGCTTGGTGTTCGAGGACAAACTTTTTGAACTCGTCCCAGTCGTTTGCTGTGTATCGGGTTTTTGTGGCGAGCGTGATTGTGCCGGAGTCGGTGCGGATGGTTTTGGCACCAGTAGCCAACATACGGTCTTTGATTTCGTTTGTGAACTGCTGCCTAACAGTTTCGAGACCTTCAAGCTCTTCCTCGTATTCCCGCGTAAGTTTTTGGATGGCCTCGCGCACCTTACGGTATGCACGCACCAGCCGTTCAAGCGATACTTCTTCATTACTCATTTGCAACTCCTTTATGTTTTTGTTTTGACAATTTTGTCCAACTTTTTACTTTACGTCAAGTACCTCCTCATACAACTTCACCAACAAATTGTTATCTTCCACGCGGTCAGCAAGGCGTTTAAACATTTTGCGTTCGATGTCACCTGCCTGTATGTGGACCACAGTCACCTTGTCGCTGTCCTGACCCTTACGATCAGAGCGTGCACAGCATTGGATATAGGTTTCTGTTGACATCACTGGCCCCCAAAACACGACGGTATCAGCGGCAGTTAGGGTAACCCCGTGGGATGCAGCTTGCGGTTGTATTACCAGCACACGGGGATCAGGCGTTTCTTGAAACTTTTTAAAGAGTTGCGTACGTTTGTTAGGACTTACATCACCATGCACTTGCTCACAAACAATACCATTTTGCGTTAAATACGTTGTGATTGTGTCCATGCTGTGTCTGTACGAAGCAAACACCAGCACCTTGCGATCTGTTTCTTCTAGCACTTCCATCAGCACTGATAGGCGTGGGGTGCAATCAAACTCCACCACCTCGGCGTTGTCGGTGTATGCGGCCCCTGCGCTAATCTGAAGCAGCTTGTTGACCTCGGCTGCAGCGTTGACGGCAGTAATGGTTTCCCCTGCTGCCTTGACCAACATCTGATCGCGGAGCATGTTGTAGTACTTCTTCTGCTGCGGGGTCAACGGCACCTCGCGTGTCTCAGTAATCACAGGCGGTAAGTCAAGACACTGTGCTTTTGTAAAACGTATTGCTGGCTGCAGGGCTACATGTATCTTTTCCCTAGCGTCAGCCTTGGGTAGCCATTTGAACATGCTGACTTTATTCATCGTCATGTCCCGCCACGCTGTGTAGAATCTAGGAATGCTGGCAGGATTCACCAGTTTAGCTAAGCCGTAAGCATCTAGAGG